TCCAGTGCTGTAAACGGCCCTAATTTTTACCGCAAGGATTTGACTTTGTTTTCAGTGGCCTTGTATGCAACCAACTACACCGGCACAGTCAAACTGCAAGGCACACTAGATGATGTAGTAACTGGAAATACTCTTTGGGCAGACCTAAAACCACAAGATGCTACTTCACCTATATTGACACTTGCTGGTTACACCGGCATTGATCCATACAACTACTATGGTGGCGTTCGTTGGCTAAGAACCGTTCGTGCTGACAGCCCAAGTAACGCTGGAACTCTTGACAAAATCCTAATTAGAGTGTAAACTAGCTCTATAATGAGTCTAGTTGAATCAACATTACGGTCCCACCTACCTGCATTAAAAACCTCATCGTCAGGATGGTTGAATACCAACTGTCCGGTATGTGTGCAGAACGGCCAATCACGACCCGACACTCGTCATCGTGGTGGTCTGAGATTTGACGCTGACAAAGTAGGTTACCATTGTTTTAACTGTGGCTTCACTACAGGGTGGCGACCTGGCCAGCGTCTGGGCATTAAGCTAATCAAACTCATGCGTGGGTTTGGTATAGATGAAAGCGAAATACAAAGAATAAAAATTCAACTCTGGGAGCAGGTTGCACCAGAAGAACATGCCATCGAGGAGCCTTTTAAAAAGCCAGACTGGCCAGAAATCAAGTGGCCTTGGGATGTGGTAGAGTTGACACTACCAGCTGCCGAATACTTAGATAAAAGAGGCGTACTTGAGTTAAGTGACTGGTATACCAGTACTAGTACACTACAAGGCATGGACAGTAGAGTTATACTACCATACACCAGCGATGGTAAAATTGTTGGCTATAGTGCTAGATGGATTGGTGATGTACCAGATAAGAAAACAGCAAAAATGTTGTCCAGTCGGCCACCAAGCTTTGTTTTTAATTTGGATCATCAAAGCCAACAGCGTAAGTATACCATAGTCACCGAAGGTGAATACGATGCACTAACACTAGATGGTGTGGCTATCATGACCAATACTATTAGCCCAGAGCAGGCCAAGATTATTGAGGACATTGACAACGAGCCCGTTGTGTTACCTGATCGAGATCGTGCCGGAATGACCTTGGCATTACAAGCCGCAGAGCTGGGATGGAGTGTGAGTTTTCCAGAGTGGCCAGATGGCATTAAGGATGCCAACGATGCCGCACAACAATTTGGAAGAGCTGCCACGCTACAAAGCGTGATTATGGCGATTGAGCCAAACCCATTGAAGATTAAATTACTAGCAAGGCGGTGGTGTGTATAAGGTTCAAATTGATTGGAAGCTAGGGCAGGATACCACTGAGTGGTGGAACCAGGCGTGTGCTTGGGTAATAGAAGAGTTTGGCCTACCTGGCAACTGTTACACAACGGAACTAACTGAAAATTACATGATTTTTAATTTTGAAGATAAAGAAGATGCCGCACTAATGCTATTGCGGTGGGGGAAAAATTAATGGCTGATGAAGCTAAGAACTACGGACATGACATACAGCAACTATTTTTGTCATTTCTAATTAGTAATCGAGATCTGGCTGCTCGTTGTCAGAATGTGTTAGAGCCAGAACACTTTGATCGCAGACTCAGGGCCGCCGCAGAGTTTATCAAGACCTATGTCAACGAACACGGCAACATTCCTGATGCTATACAAATTAAAGCGTCGACCAATATTGAATTAACCGACCTTGGTGATCGAGCACAAGAACACAGCTCTTGGTTTTTAGATGAGTTCGAAGGCTTTGCCAGACACAAGGCACTTGAAAAGGCTATCTTACAAAGTGCTGACTTGTTAGATAAAAGCCAATATGGTTCGGTTGAAAAGCTCATCAAGGATGCAGTACAAGTAGGCCTACCCAAGACATTTGGTACAGACTATTTTGCAGACCCTAGTGGGCGACTGACTGCACTCAAAGACAATAATGGACAGTTAAGCACGGGTTGGAAGACCTTAGATGACAAACTCTATGGTGGATTCAATCGTGGAGAGTTGAACATTTTTGCTGGAGCGTCCGGTGCAGGTAAGAGTTTGTTCTTACAAAACCTAGGTCTTAACTGGGCCATGACAGGACTCAATACTGTTTACTTTAGCCTTGAGCTCAGTGAAGGCCTGTGTGCCATGCGTATGGATGCCATGTTGTCAGATACTCCGACTAGAGAAGTATTTAAAAAGCTTGAGGATGTTGATCTTAAAGTACGCATAGCAGGTAAAAAAGCAGGCATTCTACAAATTGTACAATTAACAAACGGTATCACAGCAAATGATATCTTGGCATGGGTGCGAGAGTTTCAAACTCAGCGCAAAGTTAAAATCGATGCTATTCTAGTTGACTACTTGGATTTGATGATGCCAGCAAGTCAAAAGATCAGTGTAAGTGACATGTTTGTCAAAGACAAGCTAGTAGCAGAAGAATTGCGTAACTTGGTTGTCAATGAACAGCTACTATTGGCAACAGCTAGCCAGTTAAACCGTAGTGCTGTGGAAAGTGTAGAGTTTGACCATTCTATGATTGCCGGTGGACTTAGTAAGATTCAAACTGCTGACAATGTGTTTGGTATTTACAGTACACCTGCAATGAGAGAGCGTTGCATGGTGCAGATCCAGTTTATGAAAACTCGTAGTTCTAGCGCAGTTGGGCAAAAGATTGATCTAAGTTTTAATCCAGATACTCTGCGTATTTCCGACGCTGCCGATGACAGCAATACCAATGTTAGCAAAGCATCGGATGTGTACGAAAGAATTAAGCAAAGATCAAATGTAGGAACAACTGTTAACACTAGTCCAACTCCTCCTGCCCAATGGGAGAAGCCTACAGGAACTCACGCTTGGGATATACCGCCCAACAACTCGGGCGCGGAACGAGCTAGTACTGCACCAGTGGCCACCAGTGCTAATCGTGCTGCCTTGGCCAAAATTGTAACTAGAGAAATCTAATTTATTTTGGCTCGTACTTAGAAACCATTGGTTCTTCTTCAGTGGCACCAAGTTCTGGTTTTACATCGGCTGCAATATCAGCTTCATTATCATCTTCAGCTGATACATTAAAGTCACGGATGTCGCTACGCATTCTCTGGATCAATGAGTTATCACTGGCAATGATGTCAGCCATGCTGGCAAAAGCCGCGGTCAATAGCTTGGATTCAGCAAAGGTAATTGGCTGCTCTGCTGATAATTTGTTCAAAACCTGCATAAAGCGACTCTGTAGCTCATCGCTGACCAGTGGTTTTAGAGCCAGCTTTAAGCGGGCAAGTTCGCTGGCATTGATTTCATGTCCGGGCTCGCCAGTATCGGCATTGGTATCAAGTTCGCTGATTTGTGCTAAACGCTCGGCCAGCGCACGAATTTCTTTTGCACCTGTTGAAAGTTGCATGAGTTGAGTCTCCTAATAAGTTTATTTATGCATAAATAGAGTATCACCATGAGAAAACAAACCCGCAGCATTTTAGACGAAATTACCGGCTTAGTACCTAAACAAGACAAACATTTTCTTGTTGAAAGTCTGGCTGTGCAAGCCATTGCGCGAATTATCAACCTAACGGAAGTAATTCACCAAAATTATCCACAGCACCAAGCTGACGAATTAATTCGTAGACTACAACTGGCCATTAAAAATGGTGATCCAGCTAAGTTTACTCGCGGTGTACGATCTATCAAGGAAAACGAACAGTGAAAGTAACTGAGTTAAAACGCACACCACTTGAAGAAGGCTTTATTGATAACCTAGTAGGTAAAGCAATTGGTATGTCCGGCGGCGACGGTATTACCGGCTTTATTAGAAGTTTACAAGGCGAAGGAGCCGCATTAAAGAAACTAGCTGATGCTATTGAAGTAGGTCTAGTAAGTGAGCTTCGTAAGCAAGCTGGACAAAACTTTGCCAAGATACAAAGAGATCAAGTACCGTTGCCTTTAACTGCAATGATCAAGCTTGGCTTGAAATCTGCCGAAGCAGTATCAACCAAAGAAACTGGAACTGCTACAGCAGCCGGCACAACTAGTTCAGATCCTGTGAGTGCCGCTCAAATTGCTGAGCTTATTAAAAACAACAAGCGTTCTGTGGTTACTGTAGCCGGCGGAGGAGTAAATGCCATCGTTGATGCAATTGTACAGGTAGCCGGGGGCGCCGAAGCAACAGCCATTGAAAACTTAAAATATGAAAAGGCCTTAGATGGGATTTGTCTTTCTATTGCCGCCGCTACAATTATTGCCACTGGTGAGGATCTAAGTGAAACACCATTCCAAATGGATCCTAAACTTAAACAGCAATTTGAACAGTCTGGAGCTCAGATACTTGACATATTGCTGGATCCTTCAAATGGATTAAAACAAAATCAAGATTTTCTTGATAATATTAAAAACCTAATTATTGTTCATTATCTCAATGAGCGTGTTAGAAAAAGATATGCAGTAATGACTGCTGCTCAACTAACCGATTTGATATCAAAAACACCAGATATTTTGACTGCTGGTGAGTATAAGAGATTTTTATCACAGCATAATCCAACAGGCATTGAATCAACTGCATTGGGAACGGTAATCGCGGCTGTGGCTACAGCCATACAAGGACAATTTAAAACTTGGTTACAATTGGCAGCTGATGAGGCCGCCACTGGACGCAAGCCACAGGAATCATTGGGTCTGTACACAGCCTGGGCGAGAACAGCAATTCAGATGCTTGATCAAAGCAAATACGGTGCAACTCCTGCTCCTACTGCACCCGGAGAGCCAGAGGCCAATCCGCTGGAAAATGACATAGGAAAATTTGTTGAGGACTTAGACAAATATCTGGCTTCTGGGGGAAAGATCACTCCTGAACTGTTGGCTGTACTCAAGGAATTAGTAAAATGAAATTACAAGAAGTCAACAACTTGAAAAGACAAAAGCTCTATGAAGGTCTGCAATATAGCAGACAAGTGCTTGCAGAATCAGTGAGCGGTTTAACTGAAGACCAGGTCCGTGTAGTAAATCACATTTACCGTAAATTTACACCATTGATTCATGCAATGCTGACAGAAGCACCGCTGACCAAAGCACAAGTTGATCAGATTTTTCAAGGCATTGCATCCAGCGCAGCCTCTTCTGGTGAAAATAGAACACTAATTGGTAAGGGCGTTGATTATGCCAAGGAAGTAAACAAAATTGTAGATCAGTTTGGCGAATGGCTACAAACAACCACTCCAGTCCAAGCCGCAGATCAGAAATTTGAAAAACTGAAAAAAACTATTAAGACCTCCTTGGGCGACGATAGCAGAGTCATGAAAGGTATTAACAGCCTAGGACAATGGGCCAAAGACAACCCAGGTACTTCAGCAGCCGTAATTGGTTTAATGACAGTGATTGCCAGTATTGCTGGTAGTCCAGCAGCTGGTACAGTTGTTGCACTTGTGCTTAGAAGTTCCTTAGAACTAGTCAAAGGCGAAAAGCTATCTACCGCAGTTGGACGAGGTCTTAAGACTTATGCCATTACTTGGCTGGCAGGCCAGGCACTGGAATTGGTCAAAGACGGTATCTTGGCAGTATTTGACCGCATTGCTGACATCTATAAGATTACCACAACCATTACACCAGTAAATGATGTCATTGGTGATGTGAACATGATGGTAGAAGTTAATGGTCGTTCTTATATCGATGTCAGCAACATGCCAATGTTTAAAGCTGACTATGAAGTACTAGACAAACTGAGAGATCAAGTATTTCAATCAGCAGAAAGAGATGCCGCAGCCTTTGCATCAGCACATCAGGCCTTTTATACAAAGTTAGCCGAAGTCAGTACCGCAGACTATGCAGCCAAATTGGCAGCGGCAGCTCAGCAATCTGGTGAGACACTATCTAATGTTGCCGTCTTTGACACAGTACGAGACGGTATCAACAGCGTTGGCGACGCGGTCATTGCGCTAGGTCAAGGTGCCGCCGCGGCTGCATCTGCCATGCCCGGTGACAAAAAAGATGCCGAAAAACCAGAAGAAAAAGGCACAGCGTTTGACACAGAGAAGGACAAAGAAAAAAGCGGACCAGGTAATCGCAAGGTTGGTGACATTGTTCAATTTGGCGCTAAAGGCTCTC